ATGTATACCCGCGAAACGCGGTGATAGGCTGGAAGAGCCAACTGGCCGTTAGCCGACAGCGTAGTACGCAGGCGGACATGACGACGTGGGCCGCTCTTGAAGTCGTTCTTGATATAAGGAAGTGCCATAGGGTCTTTGATCCTTTAGGTCTGGTCTATGAATTAGCCTGTGACAGACAGGCGGCTGTGTTCAATTAGCTCAGAACAATCGCAGTGATCACACCACCAGCAACGGTAGCGGTGAATTTCGAAACGTACGTACCAGTGACGGCACATGTTACTTGCTGAGTATTCGTAATCAGCGTAGCAGTGGCCGCGAGGTCAACCTGTGTCAACACCCCGGTCGCTTCATTGACGTTAGCTGCACCAGCAACGGTCTTGTTACCGGCGCTGTTCACGACGTTAATAGCAGTACCGTCCACGAATGCACCACCAAGGGCAAACATAAGCGTGCTGATCTGCCGACGAATGTCAGCGACAGCACCGGGGGACTTCTCTGCGTACGTCTTCCACTTGGTAAGCACGGTACGCATTTCAGATACGAGCGAGCGGTACTTCGTGCTGAGTACGGCTGGATAAGTTAGTTTGGCCATGTGGCTCTCCTATTTGGGTTGTGTTAGCGTCGTGTCCGGGCCTGTCCCGTATACACGTTGGCGCACTAGACGTTCTTCCTGCGCCTTTTCGAGACGTTCACTACGAAGTGCACGTTCTCTAACGTCTGCCTCTGCGCGTGCCTTCATATGCTTCAGTGCAATGATCAGGACACTCTCCATGAGGATAGTCTTGTCTGCGTCACCCTTTATGGCTGACAACGCCTTCAGTAGCTCTTTCTTCACCGGGGAAGTAAAGCCCCATGTATCGCGTGGCCACTCGACCTTAGCCGGGTTAGTGTCAACGCGCTGCATAAGCTCTTTGAGTTCTTCAGGTGTATTTGTGGCACGCTTGATCACAGCGACAGTATCGACGCGGCGATTAGGTGCAGTATTCTCCGCAACTGGTGCGGTGTTATTCTTTGCCATGCTATGTTCTCCGTAGATTGATGACCTGTCTGTGCAGGCCGACTTTTGATAGTGCATTAGGGGCACCGTAAGACTTACCCTGTGTGTACGGTAGCGGACGGCCATTACCCAGTGGGTTAGACATTAGCTTCCTGTACTCTTCGTTCTTTGCAGCAGCGACTACCTTATCTTCATCCTGTGCAACAGCCTCTATCCACGGGCGACACGCGCCAGCGAATGCGTCAAGCCTATCATCCTTTACCAGTGCGCCCTTATCACGAGTGATCCGGGATAGCTGGAACAGGAATGAGTAGACCTTACGAAGCTCTGTCGGGTATGACTGACAAGTGTCCCAGTCTTGCTGGATAAGCTCTTCTGCGAGGATGAGCTTACCGTTATTCAGGATGGGTTCGAGCGTGCTAATGATACGAAGCTCTTTCTGCCCGGCCTCCCACACGTTCTCAATACCAGTAGTTGGCATTGCTTTACGTAGCTTAGGGAGCCACACAGAGGCGAGTGCCCCGTTACCGTAGTTACTCTCGACGTGAATGAACTTGACCTTCCACTTCAGCGCAATTGCGGTTAGCTGGTCTAGTGATCCCTCACTTAGGCCACCCGCTACACCGCCAACGTCAAAGCCGAAGATACGCCCGGCAAGGAAGCCCGTTACAGCGTAACCAGTTTCGTCACCGTTCTGACCACCACCAGCAGGATCGACGTACATCATAGGGCCAGATATGGCACCGTAGTTAGATGCCTCTGCAACACGGTATAGCTTGTCCTTCATTGGCCAGCTAACAGGCTTCTCGATCTCGTAATGCGGGTTACGCACAGACACGAGTGTCATAGGGCCTTTCATTTCCTCACGATCAAACGAGAGGAAGCGAATGTTTGCTGTCTTGAGTGGGTAGCGGTCCTTGTCCAGCAGTTTCGTGCTGAGCATGAATTGCAGGTTAAAGTACGCTGCCCCTTGGTCGATCTCTTTCTTTGTGAGATCATCTTCATTCATGATCACAGGATCGACGGGCATACCGCGTGAACCTGTAGGTCCACCACCAAATTGCAGCGAAGGGTTCTTGCTGATCTTGTCTAGGATATACGGAGCAATGAAGCCCTCGTAGTCCAGCATTTCCTCCGGTGTTGGATAGCGCCCCGGCCAGATGCGTACTGTGTACCCACGCGAAGGCAGGTCATTATACGTGCTGTCCGTAAGCTGTGGTGTACCTAGCCATATGATCCGGCCCTTGGAGTTAATACTTGTGAAGTCCTTTGTCAGATGCTTGACGCGCTCACGCTGGACGGCTGTCAGGGAGTTCTTAGAACTCTCGATGTCGTCTGGAATGAGAATGTCAGCACGGCGTCCTTGCATGTTCGACATGATACCCATACACGCTACAGAAGGGGACTTTTCTGGCCCCTTGAGTGTGTAGTGAATGTCATACGCCTTAGTGCTGGCTCTGTCTCGCATACTGCGATCAGGCCGCATACACGCAAGTTCTGGCATGTTCTCGATGATCTGGATAATCCAGTTAGCGACTTCCGTCGCCATGTCATCACCGGCTGATATAATCATAATACGGTATGCTGGATTGTGTATTAGTGACCAAACGGAGAAGCAGGCAGCAACGGTTGTCTTTGCCTGACCACGTTGGGCCTGTACCATGATATGCTGGGGACCGTAGGCAATGAACTCACCTATGTCTTGTTGAACGTCCGTGCAGGTAAAGCCCATAACGTCTTCGATAACGTCACGAAGGAAGTCCTCGAACTTAGCGTAGTGTTTCTGTAGGAGTTCAAGCTCTGCCCAGCGGGCGGCGGCTTGCTCCGCTGTCTCACGTAGTTTCATTTGTCTCTCTTGTCATGCTGTTTGTAGGAGGCTACTCGAAAGTAGCCCCCAGCGAATTGCATGTGGTCCTATTGGACCGTTGCTTGGTCGCCGTCCTCATCCACAATTGGAATGTTACGTATTGATTTACGCTTGCGCTTAGCCGCGAGGGCTTGCTCAAGCTTCGACATAGCATCGTCGTCTTCTGGTGCAACAGTAATGAGATTGTCCTTCAAGAACTTTACCGCGACTGAGATCAGTGCGGGGTTCATCTTAGGCGGCTCACGAGGAACCTCGTCGCCGTTATCGTCGTATACTGGTGCGCCGTTCAGATACTCTTGGTTAGCCAGATCGTCTGCCTCTAGGGCTGATGTGAGTACCGTCGCCACTTTCTTGTGGAGTTCCGATAGCTCACTGGTCGTTGCTGTCTTTGCCATATGTATCCTTTAGCACTTTGTAGGCTCTCGGTGCATCCGCGATAAGCCTAATGAATAGGAGTAGCAAGCCACCCCACGATACAATGCTGTCGATGTTCGTGTACAGGATAGCCCACACCGCAACGATGTAAGAAGTACCGGCCTCAAGAAAGTCGTGCATTATTTGTGAACCTTGAAGTACATCAGACCGTTGTCAAATGAGCCGCCAGTAGCGACCCAACGAACTGCGTTGATAGGACCGGAAGGTGTGCCTGTATAAGCTACCTGCTGGAAGAACGTAGCTGTACCAGCACTGTTATACACAGTAACCTCGTATAGCTTAACGCTTGAACCAACGCCATCCGCATTTGTGATCTTCACAACGCTGTCATAGTTATTAGCTGATGCCGCGTTACCCGTCGTTGCAATGGTTGTCCACGTCCCGCCATTGTTAGACGATACCTCAAATCGGAAAGTGTTCACACCAGAGTGCGACATATTCTGCGTTATGACGATGAAGTCTGACCACTTCTCGTTTAGAAGCTCCGCGGCAGTAAACGTCGAACTAGCTGACATAGCAGTACCAGCGCCGGAGCTTATCCAGCGCGTTGCAAAGCCATGTGCGCCCTGTTCGTCTACATAGAACGTGTTGTACGCGTTGCCTTCTGCGCCATTTGGAGCGAACTGTATCCGACCAAGTGTACCGTCACCACGAACGTAACTGCCCAGAGAGTCTAGGCCGAACTTCGTAGCAGTGCCAGCGAAGTCCGTAGTGATTACGTTTGATATTCCGGGAATGTCCATATGTGTGATGCTAATAGTACCGAACTGCACGTTACCCGGTATGTACAATGGACCTTGGATATTACCACTGTAACCCTCAATGAAGTCCGACACGTAGTCTTTCGACGTAGCGTGTAGACCAAGTGACGGTGTACTGTTAGCAAGTACCAGAGGTCCAGTCATTGTACCACCAAGGGTACTTAGGAATGATCCACCGGGAGATTGCGCTAGGCTCAGCGTATCAATTACGAACTGCCGGGTAGCTGCATCTTGCGGGTCGAACGGGTCACCAAGGTTAGTCACCTTAAAGCCGTTCATATCCATGTCTGATGAGAAGCCATCCGGGAAACGCCCGTCTAGCACCTGATGTATTAGCATGAGCATCTGTGTGCCCATTAAATCAAGGTTCTCATCTGTCATGTTTGCGCCGTCTGCAAAGTCTGCGAGCAGCACACTGTCGTCTACGGTGCGTAGAAATTCTACCACCTGTCCCACACCAGCGGGAGCACCTGAGTGCTGCACCAGTCCGGGGTTAATCCATGTTAGGGTGCGGTACAGTGGAGCACCAAATCCGTCAACCTCTTTGTTCACGCGGCAGGTAACATTGCTCTGTGCAATATAGCCAAGCGTGAAGCTAATAGGGTACTGAATTGTAGTGCCATCGCCTACCGCGACTACTTTGGAAAGAGCCATATTTTGTCCTCACTTCTTCTATTAGAGAGTTCCAACACCGTCTCCGATGTTGGGTTATTTTGTGTTACTTCAGCACTAAATTACTGAACTCATTTCGCATGAGTGGTACACCGTACATACGACCGAGTGGGAGGTATGAAAGGTTCCGTAGTTCTGATGGTGTTAGGTTACCGGTCATAGCATCCATAGGCAAGCCGGGAATTTCCGACAAGCCACTAAGCACTGAGTACGCGGCGGGCTTGAGTATGTGCCCTTGTCCACGACTGTCTGTGCCAACGCCTAAGTTATCTAGGCCAAGGATACCCGCGATGGGGTCTGTCCACATCGGCATCCAGCCTGTCATGTTCGACATGCCAAAGCCGCCTTTGACGGCTTTGAGAGGTGTAAGGTTCTCTGTGTCACCGTTGATCAATGACTTCACTTCGAACATCAAGCTACCCATCACTGTGCCCCAGAGCATTGACATTTGTGTTTGCTTATCACCAATACGAATGTTTCTGTAGAACTGCTTGTTAGATGCAGCCATAACGAAGGACTTCAGTTGCAGCATAATGCCGAACAGCGCGTTACGCTGTCCAAGCACGTTACCTTCACCTATAGACACCTGCTGAATGAGATTGTTGATCTCGCTCTGCACGCGCATCATGATGTACTGCTGATGCTCAGGCGTCCACTGATCAATGCCAGTACGAATTAGCTTGTTATCGTGCCAGACTGCTGCGTGTGCGTACTTCGTAAGCATTGGCATGTCTTCTGGTTTGAAGCCCATGTCACGCAAGCGTTCAGCACTGATAGCTTCGCCTCGCCCGGTCAGTCCCTTGAACAGTTGGTTCATACGGGTCATGACGATAGCGTTACGTTGGCTTTCCATGATGTGAAACAGACCTGACAAGTATCCTTGCAGATGGTTGCCTGTCTGAAGACCACGATCAACCTTATCCATGAATGAACGCCCGTCTCCCATGCGGAAGCGGTCTGTCTCAAACTGACGTGTCTCACGGAATAGCCTATGCTCAGGCACCATGTATCCAAGCGCCTGCAAGTCCTTTATGAACTCAGGTACTACCTTCTCTTTGCCGCTGCGAATAGCGTCGATGGTTGCCTTCACGTCCTTACCGATTGTCTCTGAC